AGTCAATAGAAAAGGTTGTATAGAAAAATGGAAAAGTCATAACCTAGATACTGAAGCTGATAATATACTGTCATGGTTAAAACAAATGAATATGACTAAGGAATGGAAAGAAGGATTTAATCCATCACCTGAAGTCATCATTAATCAACGTAGGTGGGAAGATGGTGTTACTAAACCTACAACAAGAGGGAGAGTGTTATGAGTGAGATGACAGCAGGTGAAGTATTAGAGCAGTTGATTGTCACTAAAGAACAAGTCGATGAAGCAACAGGTAAGATTATTCCTCAAGACTTTAAGATTAAATCAGCACAAGGTTATTACGACCAATTACAAAAGTATTACGCATCAGAAAAAGGTGCAGGCTATAGTTTACCCTGGGCAAAGACTGATGGACATTTTGCAGTCAGGCTAGGTGAGCTAACGATATTGCAAGGTGTATCTGGTCATGGTAAGTCAATGATGTTATCTCAAGTATTTCTTTACTTGATGCACTACACTAAAGTCTTGATAGCATCTATGGAAATGAAGCCGGTATTAACACTAGATAGAATGATTACCCAAAAGCTAGGTAGCAATCAACCCACACAAAATTACATCAGACAATTCTGTAAAGACTATAACGACAAACTATTTATTTACGACCAACAAGGTGTCACAACTGAAGATGATATGTTTGCGACATTGTTGTATGGAAAAGAAATACTAGGTGTTAATGTATTTTGTATCGACTCATTAATGAAGATAGGAAACATTAATGAAGACGATTACAACAGCCAAAAAAAGTTTGTAGATAAATTAGCTGCATATTGTAGAGACATTAACATCCATGTCTTTTTAGTTTGCCATACTCGTAAGATGTCAGACGAATATCAAAGACCAGATGCAACGAACATTTTAGGTAGTAGCCATATCAGAAACCTTGCTGACAATATTCTTTTGTGTTGGCGCAATCGTGAGATAGAAGATTTAAAGTTTTCTGGTAACTTACCACCTGAGAGAGAGAACGAACCAACTGCTTATTTGAGTGTACAGAAACAACGTAACCATACATTTGAAGGAACATTTGGTTTGTGGTTTGAAGAAAAATCATTAACTTATAAGGAGAGACCATGAATTTAAATGACGTAGTAGAAAAATTAATCAAAGAGTTTAATGCAGACACATATCGCATTAAGGATAAAAACGGAACAGTAATTAAATTTGTTAAGAATGGTACGGAGGTGAAGTATGAAAATAAAAAAAACACTACATGTGACTGATAAAGGTAACTACTTACAAACCGCCATTGCTGTGGTTTCATCTTTAGATGAAGGGGTGTATGATATGATAATTATGGATAAAGATTACGCAAGAAGCCATGACCAAAATAGCTTGTTATGGGGTGTTATCTATAAAGGCATATCAGATACAACCGGATATACGATAGATGAAGTGCATGACATATGTCGCATGAAATGGCTGACTGAAGACGATGGTGAATTAAAGTCAACCGCAGGATTAACCAAGACTGAGTTTAATGAGTACATTGATAAGATTATTAACTGGTCTAAGTCTTTAGGAATAGGGTTTGAAAAAGAGCGAGAAAGAATATCTACAACGTCTCCATGATTTTGGATGTGTTGTATGTCGAAAACACCTAGGAGTTTACACCGAGCCTGCAATGCACCACATACGTCATGGAATGGGAATGGGAATGAGAAATTCTAATGACATGGTACTCCCACTATGTGGAGCGCATCACCAAACAGGAGGGTATAAAGTTGCCCTCCATGCAGGTCAAAAAGCGTGGGAAGAAAATTTTGGTACAGAAATGGAACTTCTAGAATGGTTAAAGGAGAACCTTTAATGTTTGAATATGTGCTTGTAGTTTATTGGACAATGCAGACACCAGAATACATAGGTAACTTTAAAAGCTGTGCAGATGCTACGCAATGGTGTCAAACACATTGTGAAGAAGCAGAATACACAAGTTGTTTGCATGAAGATTATATTTATATGCCAGCAGGTTTTGTTAGAAAGGAAATTGATAATGGGAAAGGGAAGCAGTAGAAGAGTTGAAGATACTGAAAAAATAGAATCTAATCCATTTTGGGAAAATACAACATTTGCTAAAAAACAAAGAGAAAAAGATGCCAACAAATCTAAACATACCGACAAGAAAAAGACTGACTGACTTAGGTTACTTGGTCGAGAATGTAGAGAAGTATAATACATTTAGTCGTAAGAAAAATGACTTGTGGGGATTTATAGATTTCCTTGCTATTAGACGAGATGAAGTATTAGCAGTCCAGGTCACATCTAAAAGCAATATGAGTAGTAGACGTAAAAAGATTACCGAGCATGAAAATGTAGGTAAGGTTCGTGAAGCTGGAATACGAATAGAGTTATGGGGGTTTTACAAAGAAGGTAGAAAATGGGAAGTTAAAGTGGAGGATTTATCTTGAAACTAGATGAGCTAAAGCATTTGTTGGAGTTGTGGGTACGCTATATGAGAAGTGATAAGGCTGAGATAGCAGAGCTAGGTTATCCTAAAAAGTCTGCATTTCTAGCAACTGGCGGTGAATCTACCAATGATGTGTTTGAGGATATGTTTCATGCAGGAGAGATAAAGAAAGTAGAAGTATTACACGCTGTCATTCATTCACTAGAGCCTGAACAGCAGAAGGCTATCTATCATTTTCATCTAAAAACTAAAGAACCACTATACGCAATGATTAAATATCAGAACGCTATCGACAATTTATTAACAATTGTAGGCAGAAGACTTGATTAATTTTGAAAAAAGAGTATAATTGTGGGTGGGAAGAAGCGTCCAAAGCTAGACATACTCCCTCCATCTAAGAAGCCCAGTTCTCTCTCTTGCTGGGCTTTTCTTTTTTAAGGAACACATATGCCGTTGAAGAAGGGTAAATCAAAGAAAGTTATCTCTGCTAATATACGCACTGAGATGAAATCAGGAAGACCTCAAAAGCAAGCAGTTGCAATTGCATTATCTAAAGCAAAGAAAAGGAAATAATCATGCCAAAGGTTGGTGGAAAAACATATAGCTATACAAAAGCAGGTATGGCAGCTGCAAGAAAAGCTGCTAAAAAGACAGGCAAGAAGATGACAACTAAAACATCTTATGGGAAGAAAAAATAATGGCAAAGGCTGGTCTTTATGAAAATATCAGAAGAAAACGTGCAAGAATCAAAGCAGGAAGCGGAGAGCGAATGTCGCCAAAAGGAAGTAAATCAAGACCAACAGCAAAAGATTTCAAACAAGCAGCCAAGACGGCTAAGCGACCTACTAAAAAGCGTGGGTGATTGTGTGTGAAAGTCCATGCACTTATGAGTGCTATTTAATTGATAACAAATGTATAAGATGTCATAGAACAGTAGATGAGATTAGAAACTGGATAAAATTGACTGATGAGCAAAAACAAGAGATAATCAACAGATGCTCAGAATATTCGTAGGATTTGATGGAATAGTAGAACCCATTGCTTACCATGTGTTTTGTCAAAGCGTCATAGAAAAGGCAAGCATACCGGTAAGTTTTACTCCATTAGCACTAAATACATTACAAGGCTACACAGAGACGCATAAAGACGGCTCTAACGCATTTATTTACAGTAGGTTCTTAGTACCCTACCTATGTGATTATAAAGACTACGCTGTCTTTGTAGATGGCGATATGTTATGCAGAACAGACATCAAAGAGTTAATGGATACTATAGACCCATTAGCAGCAGTATCAGTTGTTAAACACGACTACAAGACTAAACACCCAATAAAGTATCTAGGACATAAGAACGAAGACTATCCTAGAAAGAACTGGTCTAGTGTCATGGTATGGAACTGTGGACACTTTAAAAACAAACAGCTTACACCTGAGATGATAATGAAATCTACAGGAGCTGAGTTACACCGATTAAGATGGCTAGATAATGAGTTTATGGATTTAGTTGGTGAGATACCCAAAGAATGGAACTGGCTAGTAGGAGAGTATGATTACAATCCAGATGCTAAGTTAGTTCATTACACAATAGGCACACCATGCTTTAGTGATTACAAAGATTGTGATTATTCAGAAGAATGGAGCATAGCATTAGATAATTTATTAATACCAATGGAATATTAATCAACCAACCTATATGGAGTTGAAATGGAAGATGAAAAGAAAAAAGTAGGCGGACAGCCAGGCAATACAAATTCTAGTAAAAACAATAGGTTATGGGCAAATACGATTCGTAGAGCTGTTGTTCAAGATGATGCAAGCAGACTAAGAAGAATAGCCGAAGCCTTATTAGATAAAGCTGCGGATGGTGACATATCTGCTATCAAAGAATTAGGTGATAGATTAGATGGTAAGTCTGTATCCACTACAGAGCTATCAGGGATAGATGGAAGCGATTTACCTTTAGGTATTACAGTTAAATATGTCAAACCAGACTCTACAGATTGAGGCAGAGTTTCCTGAGAAGCTATCGTTTCTATCTGAACCATACAGATACAAAGTCTTATATGGTGGACGAGGAAGTGGTAAGTCTTGGGGTGTTGCTCGTGAGTTATTAATCCAGGGCGCAATCAGACAGCAACCATTAAGAATATTATGTGCTAGGGAAGTACAGCGTTCTATTAAACAGTCTGTTCACCAATTACTATCAGACCAAATACAGTCATTAAATCTTGGTTCATTCTACGAAATACTAGAGAATGAGATACGAGGTAAGAATGGCACAAAGTTTAGCTTTACCGGTCTTGCTAACAACACAGTAGAAAGTATTAAATCATTCGAGGGTGTTGATAGAGTATGGGTCGAGGAGGCACAAACAGTTAGTAAGAAGTCATGGGATATTCTCATCCCTACGATTAGGAAGCCAGGTTCAGAGATATGGGTTAGTTTTAACCCTGACTTAGATTCAGATGATACCTATAAACGATTCGTTATAGACACACCTGATAATGCCAAAGTGGTAAAGGTCAACTGGTCTGATAACCCATGGTTTCCTGATGTACTAAATGCAGAACGTATCCATAGTAAGCAAACATCTGATGATTACGATAACATCTGGGAAGGTGAATGTAAGACAGCAGTTGATGGCGCTATCTATGCTAACGAAATAAGAGATGCACAAGAGAATGGTCGTATTACCAACGTACCATATGACCCAGAGTTAAAAGTTCATGTTGTTATGGACTTGGGTTGGAATGACAGTATGTCAGTTATCTTGGTGCAAAAAGGTGTATCAGAATTACGAGTTATTAAATACATAGAAGATGACCATAGGACTTTGGATAGCTACTCTGCTGAACTAAAGAACTTACCATACAATTGGGGTCAGATGTATTTACCGCATGATGGTCAAACCAAAGACTTTAAGTATGGCACATCAGCAGAAGAAATAATGAGACGACATGGTTGGGATGTACGAATTGTTCCAAGATTAGATGTTGAATCAGGTATCAAACTAGCACGCATTAACTTTCATCGTGTTTACTTTGATAAATCAACAGAGCGTTTAATAGAGTGTCTTAAACACTATAGACGTTCTATTAGTGCAACAACAAATGAACCAGGCGCACCATTGCATGACGAATACTCTCATGGTGCAGATGCTTTTAGATATTTAGCTGTATCTGCTGACAAGTTCTCTAACGAGTCTTGGCAAAATCAACCGATACACTATGACAATGTAGGAATTGTTTAATGGAAAAAATGACAGATGACCAGATACTAAGTAAGATAGATAACGAGGAACAGATTGCATATGGTATCAACGATGCACAGTTATCATCTGAAAGAGCAGAGGCAGTCAACTTTTATCTTGGCGAGAAGTTCGGCAATGAAGTAGAAGGTCGTTCTCAAGTTGTATCATATGACGTTCAAGATACTATTGAGTCTGCATTACCACAATTATTAAAAGTATTTGTATCCGGTGATGAAGTAGTTAAGTTTGAGCCTAAAGGTCCAGAAGACCAAGACGCTGCTAACCAAGAAACAGATTACGTTAATCACATTGTCATGGAAAAGAATCCAGGCTTTGAGATATTCTATGTATGGTTTAAAGACGCACTACTCTCTAAAAACGGATATGTAAAAGCATATTACGAAGAATACGAAGAAGCAGAAGAAGAATCATACAATGGTCTAACAGATGACCAATTAGATATGTTAGCTTCTGATGACAATATCGAAATACTAGAACATACATCTTATCCTGACCCATCAGCACTACAAATGCCATTAACTCCTCCAATGGTATCTCAACCTGATGTAGAGCAAGAAGATGGCACAGTAACCATCGAACAAGAGTCTGCACAAGCATTTATGCAACCAATGCTACATGATGTTAAGATTCGTGTTAAAGAAATGACAGGTGAGATTTGCATTAAGAACGTAGCACCTGAAAGCATTATGGTTTCTGTAGACGCTAATGGTACAGACTTAGAGTCAGCACGTTTCGTTCAGCATCGTGAACTAATGCACCCATCAGAAGTAGCAGAGATATTTGATGTTGATGAAGACGAGTTACACGAAATACTAGCAGAACAAGATGAGTTTGAAATAGAATCTAATGCTCGTGATATTTATGACGAACAATACGATAGAGCTGTAGACACATCAGAAGTATTAGTGAAAGACACATACTTAAAAGTAGATGGTAAACGTCAACGATTTGTTGTGGTAGGTAATCGTATTATCTATAAAGACGAGTCATGTGACCACGTTCCTTTTGCTTGCATTACTCCTATGATAATGCCACACAGACACATTGGTCGTTCTTATACTGACCTAACTAAAGACATACAGATGATTAAGTCTACATTGATTCGTGGTCAATTAGACAATATGTATCTATCTAACAATGGTCGTTACGCTATCTCTGACAGAGTGAACCTAGATGATATGCTAACATCAAGACCAGGTGGTGTAGTTCGTGTACAAGGTGAGCCAGGTAGTGCTATCCAACCATTACAACACGCACCATTCCCTACAACATCTTTCACCATGGTTGAATACATGGATAACATGAAAGAGAAACGCACAGGTATTACTGCTTACAATCAAGGTTTAGATAGCAATAGCTTAAACAAGACGGCATCTGGTGTAGCACAAATCATGTCAGCTGCTCAACAGCGTTTAGAGTTAGTGGCTAGAACATTTGCAGAAACCGGTGTTAAAGACTTATTTATGTTAGTGCATCGTTTAGTTAGACAAAATGTAACTAAGCCTGATATTGTACGCATCAGAAACCAATGGGTAGAG